ATTCGCAGCGCGGCAAGAAAAGGATTGGACTACTACGGTCAAGGTCTCGCGGGTGAAGGGCTGGTCGATAGAACCGTTCGTGAAGCACGAGACATGGCAAGAGGCCAAATCACGGAAGACAAAGTGATTCGTGCGAACGCTTGGGCGCAACGACACTCGGTAGATCTGCAAGCACCGAAGAACTCTGATGCAAGCAACGACCAGTTCCCTGGCGCGGGTGCGGTCGCACACTACCTGTGGGGTATCAACCCGTTGAACCCGCAACCGGCACGAGACTGGTTCGAGCGTAAAGCAAACGCGATCAAAGACGAACGAGAATTGTTCTCGTTTCATCGCGCCAAGACTGAATACTTTGCTAACATTCCAGGCATGGAAGACAACAAGGTTGAGACACGCCGCATCAATGTCAACGAGTTCGAACTTCGTGCAGGTCCAACAGGTGAAGGAATGTCATTCACAGGCTACGCGGCAGTCTTCAACTCAGACTCCGAACCACTACCCTTTATCGAGCGAATCGCACCAGGTGCATTCCGCAAATCGTTGAAAGGTCGCAACACAATCAAGATGTACATGAATCATGACTCGTCGATGCTTCTCGCTTCGACACGGTCAAAGACTTTGCGACTTGAAGAAGATTCAAAAGGTTTGCTGGTGAACGCCGATCTGCCAGACACAACTGTCGGCCGTGACCTGAGCGTTCTCATGCAACGCGGCGATGTTGACTCAATGTCGTTCGGATTCTCGGTTCCTGCCGGTGGAGACAAATGGTCAGATGATGGCATGACCCGCGAACTACGCCAAGTCCGTCTACACGAAGTATCGGTCGTGACAGGCTTCCCTGCCTACAAAGCCACATCGGCTTCGGTACGTTCTCTTGACATGCTTGCCGAGCGCACAGGTGTCGACGCAGACAAGCTCGCCGAGGCGATCACGATGCTCGAATCTGGCAACACTTTGTCGGATGAGTCGGCTGATCTGTTGTCGAATGCGGTCAGTAAACTTCGTGCCGAACCAGCCAAAGTTCCTCACACGGTGAACTTGTTGGCGAAAAAACTTGAACTGTTGAAAAACTTCTAGATTCTCGTCTATAGTTCATTGAGTCGGTAAGCGTCCCGCTACGACTAGAGATTGGTCAGCGTCCCGCGCCATCGGAATACAACCTTCCTGCGCATATCCAATCAACTACTACTCATGGAGAAATCATGAAACAATTCATTGAACAACAAATGGCACAACGCGCAACAGCGTGGGAAGCCGCTAAGAAGATTCTTGATGTTGCAGCCGCTGAGAAGCGTGATCTGTCAGCAGAAGAAACACAGACATACGAGCGCATCACCAAAGAACTTGAGGATCGCCAAGCAACAATCGAAAAGCTCCGCGCCGATGAGGCCCGTGAACTTCGTTTGGATGCAGCAATACGCGAGTTCGCAGACCAGGTTCGTCCTGTCGCTGACGCACCACGCGGTGTTCGTTCAGATGCAGAAGTTATCCGCTCGATGGCAAAAGGCGAACTTCGTTCGTACTCGTTTGAAAAGCGTGATGTCGTAAAGACTTCGACTGGCGCACCAGTTCCAACATCTTTCTACGATCAGGTCATCATGCTTGCTCGTCATGTTGGTCCAATGCTCCAGACTTCAACAGTCTTGAACACGGCATCGGGTGAGAATCTTCAGATTCCATCGCTTTCTGCCTATTCAACAGCAGCAATCACTGGTGAAGGCACAGCAATCGCTGAGAGTGATCCGATCTTCTCGTCGTTTGTTACGCTCGGTGCTTATAAATATTCGTTCCTCGTACAACTCTCAACAGAGTTGATCGAAGACAGCGGTGTTGACATCTTGTCATTCTTGGCAGAACAAGTCGGTAACGAACTTGGCTACCGAGTGAACGACGCTTTGACAACTGGTTCAGGCACGAACGCTCCGAAAGGTATCGTCACAGCATCAGCTGCTGGCGGAACCGGTTCGACAGGTGTCACGGGTGCTTTCACAGCAGACAACTTGATCAGCTTGGTCTACTCGGTAGACACAGCAGGTCGTCGTTTGGCTGGTTCAGGCTTCCAGATGAACGCTTCTTCAATCGCGAAGATGCGATCTCTCAAAGACACAGCCGGGAATTACGTATTCTCGCCTGCACTCAACGCCGATGCACAAGACTTGCTCTTGGGCTACCCGGTCTACGAGAATCCAGCAATGGCATCAACAGGAACAGCAGCGAAGTCGGTAATCTTCGGACACCTTCCTTCGTACTATGTTCGTCAAGTTGGCGGCATCAAGTTGGATCGAAGCGATGACTACGCATTCAATGCGGGCTTAGTGACCTTCAGGGCCACCATGCGGGTTGACGGAAATCTTCCAGTCACTTCACATGTTCGCCATTTTGTTGGTGGCGCATCCTGATAATCAGGAAGCAAAACTAATAAGACATGACAGTCCGCAAGGACTGTGACTAGGATTAAGCCTCGGCAAGGTCGTGCAGGACTTGCCGAGGCTTTCCTATATCTGCACTAAACTTAGGAGGATCATGTGGGAAAAGGTAATCGTAAAAGGGCGACCGGTGGAGATGCCCGGATATTTAGCGGAGAGATTAATCCGAGCGGGCGCAGCGCATTACTTGGAAACATCCGAACTACCAATCCCGACCGACTCAGAATCCTTTGGTACAGCAATGCACCTTGGGCCGCAACAGGATACGGTCAGCAAACCGCGCAAGCCATCCAAAGGCTCGCGAAAGAAGGCCACCAAATAGCAGTCCACGCGATGTACGGACTTGCGGGTTCGGCATCGACTTGGAATGGTTTCAAAATGTATCCACAAGGATTATCGGCATACTCCGACGATGTGCTTGTCGCTCACACAATGGAATGGGCGAACCAAGATCTATCGACACCAACATTGATGATGACATTGTTTGATGTGTGGGTGTTGAAATCTGAATCGTTAAAAGATTGGAAGAACATCGCGTCATGGGTTCCGATTGATCACCAGCCGACACCGCCAGAAGTGTTGAGATGGTGTCAGCGCGACAATGTGAAACCGATCGCGATGTCGAAGTTTGGTTCACGCATGTTGGATGTTGCAGGTGTCGAGCATCTTTATGTTCCTCACGCAATCGAATCTGTGTTCAAGCCGACCGAGTCGGTGACTTTGGCGAATGGCTCGAAGATGACTGGCCGTGAGTTCATGGGTTGGGAAGAAGACAGATTCGTTGTGTCTATGGTTGCGACGAATAAGGGTGCGCATCCTGCTCGTAAATCTTGGGCTGAGAACATTCTTGCGTTCTCCATCTTTGCTCAAGATCATCCCGACGCGGTGCTATATCTCTACACAGAACCGACGGGTGCAATGGCTGGAATCAACCTGATTGCGTTACTTGATGCTTGCGGTGTTTCTCAAGATAAATACAAGATCGTTGACCAGTACGCCTACCGGCACGGTATGCCACAGAATCTGATGGCTGCGATGTACACAGCGACAGATGTTCTGCTCGCATGCAGTATGGGAGAAGGGTTCGGGATCCCGGTCATCGAGGCCCAATCGTGTGGTTGTCGTGTGATTGTCTCAAACTTCACGGCGCAACCTGAGCTGGTTGGTGATGGTTGGACGGTTGAGGGTCAGCCTTGGTGGGATGCGGCTCAGAACTCATGGTTCTTCACACCTAATGTGCCTGACATCGTGAATGCCCTCAAAGCGGCCTATAACGCGCCTAGGAGCCATTCTCAGGACGCCATAACCCATGCTCAAGGGTATGAAGCCGACACCGTATTTGAGACACATTGGAAGCCCGCTATGAAGGAGTTGTCCGCATGGTGCCGGTCGTAATCATTCCAGTTCTCAACCGATACGACCTACTTGAACGCTGCATAGATTCGCTCGACTTCCCTGTCGACAAGATCATCATCATCGACAACGGAGGCAAAATTGAAGATGATTGTTTGGTGATGCCACGCCACAGTCGGCACGGTAAAACCTACATCTTGGACATGCCAAGCAATCTTGGTGTGGCGACATCTTGGAATCTTGGTATCAAGATGACACCGTTTGTATCTGGTTGGATTCTTCTCAACTCGGACGCCTGGTTCATGCCGAACAAACTTGAACAGTTCTGGGAACAGTGTTATCCGAACGAGATTCATCTGACAGGTTCACCAGGTTGGGCTTGTGCGTGGATCGGATCCGAAGTCGTCAAAGATGTCGGTCTGTTCTGTGAAGCGTTCCATCCTGCATACTTTGAAGACAACGATTATGAGCGTCGCGCTGTGCGGCTCAATGTAAACATTCGCAAATCACAAGACATAATCATGCACGACAATTCGTCGACACTCTTGTCAGATGTTTCGTTACAAGGCAAAAACTCGAAAAGTTTCATGTCAAATCTTGAATTGTTTAATCTTCGCAACGCGAGACTTGATGCAGGTCAGTGGGATCTTCAACGCCGCCTAGACCTGAGTTGGGATTGATGAAAGTCTTCGACGGTGTTCTATACAACGGCGAAGCCGACATGCTCGAATGCCGGCTGTGGGAGTTGGCTGACACGGTTGATCTGTTTGTCATCATTGAAGGCGATAAGTCATTCACTGGTTTGCCGAAAGTCCGCGAGAGCCGTGAACGGTTTGAACCGTGGGCGCACAAGATTCATTGGGTTGACTTCACGACACCTGTCAATCCTGATCCGTGGATAGTTGAACAAACTACACGCAACTATTTGTTTCACATTTTCAACGAGTTGGCGGTTCAGGATGGTGATGTGGTGACTGTTTGTGATGTTGATGAGATTTGGTCGCCTTCGATGCTTGAACGGTTCTGTCATGGTTGGCATTCGGTGATGATGCGTCATCTTGTGTACAGCGTTCATTGGGAAGGGCCGATGGAGTTGACTTGTATTGCTGGTCCGTGGGGTCAGCGCACCAGTACTGCTAACAAGATGAGACAGGTTGACCGCTATACGATGCCGAGGTTGATTGGTGGTTGGCATCTTGGATGGATGGGTGGAGTGGATCGATGCGTGAATAAGTTGCGTCAATTCAGTCATCACGAATTAAATGTCGGCGATATTGAATCGAAAATGCGGGATTGTTTGCGTGACGGCATATTTGTGGAGGGTACAAGATTGAATGAGGTTGAGGTTGCTGCGGATTGGCCGAAGTGGATTATCGCCGGCAAGCATCCTGATAGTTGGCGGTTTCGACGGTGAAGCCGTATGTGATTTGGTCGCCTGATTATCGGCGTGTTTCTGGTGGGATTCGAGTGTTGTATTTGCTCGGCAAGTTGTTGCGTGATCGCGGATTACAAGCCGAGATGAGAATGACTCATGGTCCGTTTGTTGACAATCCGTGGTCGGTGCCTGAATGTATTGAGATTTCTGAAGATGCGATTCATGTTTATCCTGAGATTGTTGAAGGTAATCCTTCGGGTTCGAGTCGTGTGGTGTGGTGGCTTCTTAATCATGCGGCGAAGGATGGGTTGCAGTTTGTTTGGCATCCGAACATCAACAAAAGTCCTGTGCTGAATGTGCCTTATCTGGAACCTGACATATTCCATCCTGGTGTTGGTGAGCGGTCTGGTGTGTTGGTGTGGATCGGTAAAGGTCAGATGGGTCATGTCCCTGATGGCGCAAAGTTGATCACACATTCTTGGCCGTCTACACGCAAGGAACTTGCTGAAGCGTTGCGGTCGGCTGAATATCTGATCTCGTTTGATGCATACACTGCGCTGGTGCATGAGGCAACTTTGTGTGGCTGTCCAGTTGTCATCATCGAGAACGATGGTTGGGATCTGTCACATCTAACCGTTGGACCGATGAAAGTGTTTGGTGCCGTGAACTGTGCATCAAAAGTCGGTGAAGCCAAAGCCGAAGTCGGCAAGTCCTATCAGGCTTACCTTGACTATTTCCCGACTATGGCTGAGCAGTTGGATTTGTTCATCGAGCAGACGCAGGCGTTGTGATCACGGTCGTCGGGTTTGCGTGGGGTACCGCATACAAAGATGAAGTGCAAGGTTGGTGGGATTCTGTACAGGCTTTAAATCCACCGGCTGACGATGTCGTGATTGCATATCATCCTGACGATGATTGCGGTGTCAAGGATTTGCCTTGTCGTTTGGTTGAGTGTCGCACTCGACGGGTTGATGCGATGTATCATGCAGCGATCGCAACAATCAAAGAAGGTTGGATTGCTGGTTGCGGTATGGATGACAGGTTCTATCCTGATGCGTTCGCTTGTATGCCACCGAACATTGATGACATCGCTGATGTGGTTGCGAACACTTTGCGGTTCATGTCGCATGGCGGTGTGAACCCGTCCGCACCTGAACGAATGGGTGTTGACAGATTCCACAATCATGTGATGGGAACCTCTTGGTTCACGAAAGACATCTGGGATAGGACTGGCGGATACCCAAATGTTTACTGGTCGGACTGGGCGTTCTGGTGGAAGTGTTGGGTGCATGGTGCGAGATGGTTCAAGCCTGAAGGTGTGCAAATGTTGGTGAACGATATTCGGACGAACCGTATCTCGTCGGATTCGCATGTTGATGCAGATCTTGAGATGCACAAGTTTGTTGCCGAGTACACTCGACCTGACTCTGAAGTAAGATAAAGGAACTATGGCTATCACCAACGGCTATGCCACACGCAACCAGATCAAGGCTGCTCTTCGTATCGGCACAGCCGACACACAAGATGACGAACTCATAGACAACTGCGCCGGTGCAGCCAGTCGGCTCATTGATGGTTATGCGAACAGACAGTTCTGGGCATACGGTTCGGCAACGACACGAGTGTTTACCGCAGGCAACGAATATGTTTGCGAGATTGACGACATCTCCTCAACATCGTTGCCTCTCAAAACTTCAACACTTGCTGACGGCGTATTCGATGTGACATGGACAACCAGCGACTACCAGTTGGAACCAACGAACGGAATCTTGGATGGATTGACAGTTCCTTACACACGCATCCGTGCAGTCGGCGACTACCTCTTTCCAACCTTGAACGCGAACTACGGCTCGGAAGCATTGGTGCAACTGACCGCAGTTTATGGTTGGCCGTCTGTGCCTGAGCCGATCACACAAGCTGTCATCATTCAGGCGTCAAGAATCTTCAAGCGTTACGATTCACCGCTCGGCGTTGCCGGCTTCGGAGACTTGGGTGCGATACGAGTGACACGCGCACTCGACCCAGATGTCGCACAACTTGTCGAGCCATATCGCCGAATGCGAATGTTTGCATGAGCGCAACAGTCACCGAACTCAAAACAGGTTTACAAACCCGTCTCGCAACAATCACGAACCTCCGCGCCTACGCACAACAACCCGATCAAGTAAACCCGTCGCTTGGCGGTATTGCCTGGCCGACACTCGAATCAATCACCTATCACGGTGCGATGCGCAACGGACTCATAACTCATGTCTTTACAGTCAGCGTCATCGTCGGTCGCGCAGCCGAACGAACAGCACAGAACCTCATGGATACCTACCTGTCGTATGACAATGGAATCCGTGCAGCAATCGAAGCCGACCCGACACTCGGCGGATACGCACAAACCCTGATCGTGGAAGAAGCAACCAACATCTCAACCGTTGACGCGAACGACACAACCTACCTGACAGTCGACTTCCGTGTCGTGGTGTACGCTTAGACCATGGCAAAGTATCAGGTCGTCGAAGGCTTCACGGTGTTGGACAAACAATATCCAGCCACTATTGATGACGCAGATATCGATCATCTAGACTCTCTACTGCAATCGGGTCGCATTGTTCCGGTAGCGGATAAATCAACCTCGAAAGCCACAACGGCAGGAGATAAATAATCATGGCAAAGTTAGTTCTCACACAAGCGAACATCACACTCAACGGCACCGATATTTCATCAAGCGTTGCGGCTGTAACAATCAGCACAACAGCAGCCGAAGTACCAACAACAAACTTCGGGTCTGGTGGCGCAGTGACTCGCGTGGCTGGACTCATCGACAACTCAGTCACATTGTCGATGTTCAATGATTACAACTCGATTGATGGACTCATCTTGCCATTGATCGGCTCGACCGCTGTCACGATGGTTGTCAAACCAAACGGCACCGCAGTCAGCACGGCTAACCCGAGCTACACCTTCTCTGTTCTCGCAACGGAATGGTCGCCTGTGAACGGCGCCGTCGGTGAGGTAAACACAGCCGATGTAACCTGGCCAATCAGCGGAACAATCACCAAGGCAACTGCTTAATTCTTAATTAAACAATCAGGAGGTAAGAATGAAACTAGCAATGGAAATCACGCTCGATTCGGGCGTCAAAGAAAAAGTGACTGCACACTTCGCAGACTTCATCGCGTTCGAAGGTGAGAAGAATCGTCCTATCACTAACTTACAAAGCGAAGTCAAACTCAGCGATCTTGCTTGGCTTGCTTGGCATTCATTGAAACGACGCAACCAAGTCAAAGTGACATTCAATGAATGGGTTGAGACAGTCGAGTCATTGGAGGTCGCAACCGAAGATTCGGTGATCGTCCCTTTGGAGAACAATCAGCCCACTGGCTGATCGCATATCTCGCCTGCGAAACACACATCGCACCATCTTTACTTTTACAAGAATCACCTAGAATGTTGTACACGATGGTCGGCTATCTGCGCTGGAAGAACATCAAATCAAATCCACCACAGAGGATCAAGTAATGGCTTCACAGTTTCCAGTTCCAAAAGCATTGAAGTCGGCGTTTCCTAATCAGCCAGGTGACTTGGGTTCAACGGTCGGTCGTGCCGGCGGAGTCGGAATCGCAGTCGAAGTTGAAGGTCTATATGACATGCTTCGTGGCTTCTCAAAGGCAAGCCCATTTTTCAATGAGATGGTTCGCAAAGTCTCAACCGATCTAGCTGTTGACTTATTGGCTGCGGTAAGAGTCGAAGCGGGTACCATCAGTCGTTCTCGTCAAGCATTAGAAGTGACGCGAGGATTGAAAGTTAGAAAAGATCGTGTGCCTTCAATCCGTTTGCAACCAACTATGCTGTTCAGATCCAAGAGCAGATCCAACCGGAAACGCGGTCTAGTTCAAGGTCCAGGTCTAACACGCAAGGTGACAATGGGTGATGTGTTCTTCGGTGCCGAGTTTGGTGGCGGTGAAAGACCGACCACAAAACAGTTCTTGAGGCATCGAGGTCAGTCGGGCTACTTCTTCTGGCCGACCGTCCGCAAGAAAAAGAACGAGATAGCCCAAAAATATCTAGCCGGCATTGACGAAGTAGTCAAAAAACTAGATATCGGTTGATACTTGCATTCGGCTCAGGATTCGCTATCCTGAACCTAGGAGGTTCTGCACAATGTTTGAAGTCGTCGGGTTCCCATCGGTCAAATCCATCTACCCAAAGACCATCGCCACATCATGGATGGATTTCGCAGCCATGCTCGGCAACCATCAAGAACGAGCAAACAAATCTGATGGTGCGCTGTACTCGCCAGTCACCTATCGCGAATATACGACTCGTGGCAACCGCAATGTCGAGCATGTGTGGGCATTGGTCGTTGACCTAGATGGTGAAGCATTCGAGCAGGCTGATCTCGGGTCGTATATACACTTCGCCTACACAACCTGGTCGCATCGTGAAGACAATCCACACTGGCATGTCGTCGTCCCATTCGAGCAGGCTGTACCTGTACAAAACTGGAATGAAGTTTGGCATGAGACACATGAGCGACTTCGTCTCAAAGGCGACCCAGCGACCAAAGACCCAGCCCGCATCTTCTACCTGCCACAGCACGAGGCAGGTCAACCATTCCGCACACATCATTCAGGTTGGCGATTCCTTGATCCGACCATCACCGATATCGCTGCACCTACACGCCGATTCTCAACACCAACTATTCGTTCAACTGTGCAACGCACAAGCACAAAGAAGAATCGTCATGTTCTAGATCCGCGTTGGTGGGATGCGCCAGTCGACTTGTCAAAATATGATGGCATGACTCAACATCAGATACATAGAAGCATTCAACTTGAGTGGGCTGACTTCAAGAAACGGGCAGGCATAAACTGAGTAGAATTGCGTCACCATGGCAGGTGAACGCACATTCGTTGTAAAGATTCTCGGTGACGCAGGTAGTGCTGTTGCCGCGTTCAAGAAACTGCAAGCCGAAGGTGAAAAGGCCGTCGGAGGATTATCGGCACAATCCAAAGCCACGCAAGAGATCTTCAAACAAGTCACGGTCGCTTCGGCTGCGGCGTTCGCATCTGGAGTTGCACTCTTAACAAGTTCGGTCAACGCCGCAATCCAAGACCAACAAGAACAAGTCAAACTTGCGCAAGCCTTAAGGAACACGACAGGCGCAACCGACGCTCAGATCGAATCCACGGAACGCCTGATCACTTCGATGAGTCTTGCGTCCGGAACCGCGGACTCCGAACTTCGTGCGGCCCTATCGTCACTCGCGCTCGGCTCAGGTAGTTTGACGCGAGCGCAAAAAGACCTTGCCCTCGCGCAAGATATTGCAACAAGCACTTCTGTCCCACTCGCTCAAGTTGCCGACGCTTTGTCAAAAAGCTATAACGACAACTTCAAAGCATTGAAGGCATTGTCGCCTGCATTGGCTGACAACATCAAAGAAGGTCAAGGACTTGAACAAATCTTTGCGGAATTGAATGCGCAGTTCGGTGGTGCTACCCAGGCTGCGGCAGGAACAGCAGCCGGACAGATGCAGATTCTCAAAGTACAGATGGCCGAACTCAGCGAAAGTATCGGTGCCGCACTTGTACCAGCATTGGCTGCGGTTCTGCCACTGTTTCAAGCGTTGGCAACCTTTGCCCAGAATCATTCAACATTGTTCGCAGGTTTGGTAATCACATTCACCGCGGTCGCAGGTGCCGTTCTTCTTTATGCAACCTATTTGAAACTTCTTCCGCTTCGAATCGCGGCAGTCGCAGCAGCACAAGCAATTTGGAACGCACTACTCGTAGCAAACCCGCTTGGTTTGTTCATTGCTGGTGTCGCCGCTTTGACATTGATAATCATTCAAGTCACAGGCAATTTTGAAAATCTTTGGATAATGACGAAGAAAGTTGTCAACGGATTCAACAGCCTACTGAATATCATTTTGCCGCTTGACATTCCAATGATGAATGTCAGCAAGCGCACCGAAGAAATTACTCAAACACAATACCGAGCAATTCCTATTGCCGAACAGATCGGCACAAAATACCTAGACATCGCTGGTGCATGTCGTGAGATTCTCAAAGTGCCGATCGCCAAACAGTTAGAAATACAAGCCGACCGATTGACTCAATTAGCGTTCTCGTTGGGCGTAACCAGAGTGTCGTATGGCGGGTTTAAGACTGCGACCGGTGGCGCATCGAAGGCTGTTGAGACGGCAGCCGAAAAGATGAAGAAATATACGGATGCAATCAATCAATCTGAGGTTGCACAAAAGTCTTTCACTCGTGCGCAGAAAGCCACGGCTGATGCACAGAAGTCTTTGAACACAGCCAACACCGATCTTGCTTCTGCACAAGAACGATTCAACAAGGCGGTCGCTGGATATGGTGCAGATTCGGTTGAAGCTAAAGCAGCGCAAAAGGAACTCAGCAAAGCGCAACGCAATGTCGAACAGGCTGGATATCGAGTTGAGGAATCTGTGTTTGCGGTTCGTGATGCAGAATTGAAACTTGCTGAACTTCGAGCCGATCCGACAACTAGCGCACAGGCAATTCGTCAAGCCGAAATTGATTTGGCTGAAGCAAAACTTGCGGTCAAAGAAGCAACCGATTCGCAAGAAGAAGCCACCAATGGTTTGGCTGAAGCACAATCAATTCTTAACGAAGCGGTCAATGGTGCCGTTGAAGGTTCCAAGACTTATAACGAATTATTGAAAGAAGTTGATGATGCAAAAGAGCGTCAGATTAGTGCATCAGAGAAGTTGGCTGACGCGGTTGATTCTGAGACTGAAGCGTATGAGCGTCTTGCCGAAGCGATCAAGGCTGCTGGTGAAGCTGCAAAGAATACTGGTCGAACTGGTTTGACTATCCCAACCTTGCCGACTGTGCCGACACCGATGACAACGACTGGTGGCGGTACTTCGACTGGTGGTGCCGGCACGAACATCACGATCAATACTGGTATCGGTACGAACGGTGTTGAGGCTGGTCGGCAGATTGTGGAAGTGTTGCAGTCATATTCGCGGATCGCTGGTAACAACTTCCTTGAGTTCGCGGTTGCTTAATCATGCCAAAGACATTGAAGTGGGGACAGGCATATTCGGTTCTGCTGGATGTTGGTGCGATCACTGACGCATTCATACTCAATACATCAACATTGAACGGCACAGATGTGCTTGACGGTTCAACCGACTTCGTTGATGCAACTCAATATATTTTGTCGGTGGCGATTCAGCGTGGCCGCGGATCACAAACCGACCAATTCTCACCAGGTACCTGCCGCATCTTGGCTGATGACCGTGCATCAGGTCGACTGTTTGATCCAGCTAACACCGCATCAACCTATTATCAAGGTTCATACGATCTGGCACCGAGACGGGCCGTGAAGGTTCTTGCCGGCACAGCCGAATTGTTTGTCGGTGCGATCACCGATCTTGACATCTCTTATGAGATGCCGAATCTCTCGTTTGCTTCGATTACCGCAGCAGACGGACTCTACGAACTGTCACGCACGGCACTTACCGCATTCACACCAACATCACAACTCACTTCGGCACGAGTATCGGCGATTCTTGACCGTACCGAAGTTGCCTACTCGACTGCGCTACGAGACATCTCGACAGGTGTGGCAACCTGCGGAACGGTCGCTTACGCCGATAACACAAACACACTCACAGCGTTGCAGGCCGTCGCAATCGCTGAGGATGGTCGTCTGTTCGCGGATCGAAGAAACAAAATAACTTTTGATCCGCGTATAGATTTCACATTCTCGACCGCTATCGCATCATTCGGTGGCACCGCCTCAAACAACATTCCGATCCTGTCAATCGGTGTCGCATACGGACAAGAAACACTATTCAACCGAGTGCAGATAGATGTCGATGGTGGTGGCACAGCACAAGTCGCACAAGACTCCACAAGCCAAACCCAATACGGCGTCTCAACTTTGGCGTTCACCAATGTGCCACTCGTCAATGATGCCGCAGGCGCAACCCTTGCACAAAACCTATTAGATAAATATAAAGACCCGAAGCTCCGCTTCAACGAGATCTCAACCAGTTTGAACGCTTGCGGTTCGGCACTCTGGCCGACCGTACTCACACTCGATGTCGGCGACCTGATATCAGTCACCAAAACCTATACAACTGGTCTACCACTAACCCGCACCGATACCGTCTTCATCGAATCCGTCTCCCACGACATCACACCAAACGATCATCGGATAAGATTTGGTCTAGGTCAGGCACAACTCTTGACCGCATTCATACTCAATCAATCTGCACTTGACGATGTGAATGTTGGATTACAATAGGAGCATTATGGCAGGCGCAGGATATCGCACATTCGCATCAGGTGAGACGCTCACAGCAAATAATGTTATGACCTACCTCATGGATCAGATGGTGCAAGTGTATGCAGGCACCGCAGCACGGGCATCCGCAATACCATCACCATCAACTGGCATGGTTTCGTATTCGACTGCTACAGGTATGCAAGTTTTTAACGGCTCAGCATGGGTTAATGTATAGATATGGCAGGCGCAGGATATCGCACATTCGTCTCTGGTGAGACGCTCACAGCAAATAATGTCCAGACCTATTTGATGGATCAAGCCGTGCAGGTTTATGCCGGCACAGCAGCACGAGCATCCGCCGTACCATCACCATCAACAGGCATGGTCGCCTATGCGACCGCAACAGGTTTACAAGTATTCAACGGATCAGCATGGGTGAATGTTGGTGGTGCGTCGTATGGTGTTGCGACAGGTACGGCAGCGTCTTCAACTGCGATTACAGTTGGAGGAACTGCCTATACGCTTCTAACTTTTACGAGTGACAGCAATCTTGTTGTTTCTACAGCAGGTTTGTTTGACGTGTTGCTATTTGGTGGTGGTGGCGGTGGTGGCACATCGGCTGGTGCCGGTAATACTGGCGGAGGCGGTGGCGGAGGCGGCGCACAACTTTACACGATTTATTTGGCTGCTGGCACGGTTTTAGTTGATGTTGGTGCTGGTGGCGCAACATATACGAGTGGTTCTGGTTCTTCTATTGGAACTGCGATTGGTTCTGTCGCTTCGGGCGGTGGCGGTCGTGGTGGTGGTCATCTTGTCGGTATAGCACCAGGCGCACCGATGGGTGGTTCGTGTGGTGGCGGTGGTTATCCAGGCGTTGCGAATGCAGCAGTTGGTGCGCCAGCAGGTCTTTCAGGAGTTACAGGTTTTGATGGTGGTTCTTGTACAGCAGGTCAAAACGGTGCTGGTGGTGGCGGTGGTGCAGGTGCGGTTGGGCAAACTGTTTCAAGTTCAACAGGTGGCAACGGTGGTGCTGGTTATGATGTCAGCACTTTTATTGGTGGTAGCGCATTGTATAAAGGTGGTGGAGGCGGCGGTGGCGGTAATACAGGTGGTAGTGGTGGTTCATCAGTTGGTGGTAATGGTGGTTCTGGTAATGCGAATGGTGCCACAGCAGCGGCAAACACCGCTGGCGGTGGTGGCGGAGGTGGAACAACAAGTAATAATTTAGGTGGCGCAGGCGGTAGCGGAATTGTTTATGTCAGGTTCAAGGTTTAACTATGAGCGCACAATACTTTGCACAAATAGACGAAAACAATGTTGTAACTCATGTCGCTGTAGTGCAACGAGAGTTCCTTGAAGCAAACCCGCAACGCTACACAGGTCGCTGGGTTGAAACTTTTATCGATGAGATACATGTGTATGCAGGTATTGGATATGAGTATCTTGAATCTGAACAAGACTTCAGACCGCAGCAACCATATCCTTCGTGGACTTGGTCAAAGAAAACTTGGAACCCACCAAAACCAATGCCTTCGACTGGTGGACCATATAGGTGGAGTGAAGAAGATCTTGAGTGGGTCGCCATCTAACTAGGTGGCTGATTCCGCTACCAGCAATTGTTCTGTCATTTTGGCCGACGCTTGTTCGCGCCGAAGTCCAGCCAGGTTTGCAAACCACCTACTACACGATTGACGCAATCCCGCCGATCCAGTCGACTACCGAATATCCGCTGTGCGGATCAGAGATTGAGAACAACATCAACCGTTCCTACGACGGTGAACCGTATCTAGATTGCACCTATGACTTGTTCATGGTTCACATGACAGGTTTCATCGAGATACCTGAACATCAAACCATCGAGTTCATGCTTGCTTCGGATGATGGCGGTGAGATAACTATCGGCGGCAATACTTTCGGCGTCTGGTACGACCAAGGCTGCACATGGACTATGTCAAACGAGTTGCAACTTGACGCGGGCAGTCAGCCACTCGAATTGTGGATGTACGAGAACGGCGGCGGAACCTGCGTGATGCTCGCGTGGAACATTGACAACGCTGGATGGGAGATGGTGCCGGACTCATCGTTCACTCAACAAGCCGTCGCTTCAACTACCTCGTCAACCAGTACATCAACCACAACAACCACACCAACCACATCGACGACAGTTGCAGAACAAACAACAACTTCTTCAACTACAACAACCCTTCCCATATCAACGACCACAACCACGCAACCAGTTCAGTCAAGCACAACCACATCAGTTCCAGATACCACGACAACGACGACCACAACTGTCGCACCAGCTCCGACAACAACGCAAGCACCTTACACGCCTCCTCAAACTACAACGACTAGCGAACCAGTCGTCGAATCAACGACCACCACTTCTTTACCTGTACCCGAATCCACAGTTGAAGAAACATCGACTACAACCTATCTTCTCGATCCTGATACCACTGTTGCTCAATCTTCTTCAACTCTTCCCGCCGAAATAGAAACGCCAACATCGCAGCCACAGCAAACACCAGATATCCCACAAACAACAGAAGCAGAAGTACAGAGTTCATCAACCACAACGCTACCCGAACCAGGCGAACCAATAAGCGATGAGAAAGTTGCAGAGATTCTGACCGAATTGAAGACTGCGGCACCGGCACAAATCATCGCAGCCATCGAGCAAGTTCTCGCAAGCAACATCACGACCGATCAGGCGGTGAGTATCGCATCGAGTCCTGAGGTGTTGGCGGCGATAACCCAAGATCAAGCCGAAGCGATATTCGAGCAGATCATCGTAGAAGAACTATCAGTCGAGCAAGCCGACGAACTGGTCGCGGCACTAAACGAAGCACCAACAAAAGTCAAGAAAGCATTCCAAGAAACAATCAATGTGTTCACGGGCTTGTTTGATTCGTTCCAAATGGTCGGCCAGACAATACCTGTTGGTGAGCGTAGAACTTTGGTCGCCGTATCAAATACACTTGTGGCGGTAGGAGCAAGCCTGCGCAGAAGAGAAAACAAGTGATATCCAAACTTCGAGACGAACTGTTTGCCTTAGGGTTTACCCTAGGCGCATCAGCAATCACCATAATGACCCTGTCAGGCACAGTCCAGAATTGGGCGTTATTCTTCACATTCCTGTCGCTCGCACTACACTTGGCAGGAGTATTAACGAAGGACGGAGAAGATCATGGTGCCAGAAGTGAAGATTAAACAAAACCCGACAATCGCAAAGTTCCTTGACCTTGGTCAAAGACTTCTTTCATTGTTTCTTGCCAACGCGCTACCAGCAATCACCACAGGTGCCGTCATCGGCATCTCGGTCGGTAAGGCTGCGATCATGGCTGGTGCGATGGCTGTCATCAAAGTTGTTTCGGTTCTCGCCGAAGCATCAGTCGACGGCGAATTGACATCCGAAGAAATCAAGCAAGCATTCTCCGGAGCGAAAAAGAAGTGAACGCCAAGAACTGGCCGATCGTCAAAGTAACTTTGCCGGCAGATCTCAAAGGTGTGAAACCTGGTGAGGTGCCTGCGCATCTGTTGCGCGACATTCAACCTGAAGGCAAACTTCATTGGCGGGCAGCCGACGCATATCATGCGATGCGAGCCAAAGCATTAGCCGACAACATCAAACCATTCAAACCAACATCGGCAGGCGACACCTATCGATCGCTCGCACAACAAACCACGGTGTTCTTGCAGAGATACCAGAAGCAACCGATCGAGGGCGCATCGACCCGTACTTGGGAAGGTGTGAAATGGTACAAGAAGTCACCGACATTGGCATCACTCGCCGCACCTGGTTCAAGTATGCACAACCTCGGCATCGCGGTCGATATCTGGTCGGCGAGCGGACCACGCTTCGAATGGATGCTCGCCAACGCACTTGACTTCGGCTTCTCATGGGAAGTCGTACCAGAAGAACCATGGCATCTTCGCTACACCGCAGGCGACAATGTGCCACCAGCCGTACAAGCATGGCTCGACAGTAAGAAGGCCGTGTGACATGGATGCCGGCTACGCAACCGTTCTCGCCGCAGCAGTAGCAACCCTCGGCGGAATCATCATCGCCTTGATGCAACTCAAAGGATTCCGCGACGAAAACCGAGCCGACCACGCAGTCGTACAAAAACGACTAGACAACCTGATCGACATGGTCGGCAAACAAGGCGCAAGACTTACCAGCCATCTCGACTGGCATGTAACCAAGGAGCCAAGCGGAAGTCTGACAAAGACTAAGCAGGTTGCGACACGCAAGAAGAAGTGACGGTCGTACTCGTCACCTGGCACGATGCGCACAGCGGTGCAGAATCGTGGATCAACATCAAAGACCTTGACACCGACCCAGCCGAAGTTGAATCAGTCGGCTTCCTACTCGCCACAGGCGACGGAGGCAAACCCGACCATGTCACCCTCTATCAGTCACGCAATGAAGACTCTGTAGACCATGTTCTGCACATACCAGTCGGCATGGTGAAGAACATCAAAGTGTTGATGGATGTACAAATAAAAATCTAGAAACCGCTAAAGATAGCGGTCAAACCAGCTCATCGGCTAAGGTAGAACGGTGCGCTCCCCACTAGGGTTGATGTAGCACCGCAACCAGTCACCTCCTTCTGGTTGCGTCATTCCTGCACTTAACGAAAGGACCACGATGCGCATCTTGACCGCAATCCTGGCAACATTCACAAGCCTCACCATCAGCCTTGGCATAGCTCAGGCAGTCTCAGCACCAGCACACTCCAGCGTCGCTGTAATCGCATTACAGCCTCTCTGGCAGGCCGACAGGCTCGACCCGATACAACCGATCCGATACCGGCACGGCGACACCTCTTGGCTGCCGACGCTCGCCCAACAGGCAGGCTGGCCCGACCATGCCATCCCGAAATTGCAACAGATCGTGCTACGCGAAAGCGGAGGTTGCCCAAACCGAAAAGGTGGCGACATCGTTGACAAAGATTGCAACATCACAGGCGTATCCGAATGGAACCATCGCTCCGACACAGGACTCTTACAAATCAACGGCGTCAACTACGACCCGTCAAGAAACAAGTGGGCTGCAATCTGCCGAGAACTAAACATCTGCACACAAGACCCGCTACTCGACCCACTCACCAACCTCAAAGCTGGACTGGTGCTGTACCGCCTATCGGGCTTCGACCCGTGGAATCCTTGTAATTGGCGGGTTTGCAAAGCATCCACCACTTCTGTCCCATAATGCACTAGAACATAAATAGGCGAGTTACTAACCAAGGAGGACAAATGAAACCGCAAGAGAAAATCAAGTTCACATTGGCGTTCATATTCATGGGATGGATGATGCTGTTGTTCATGCCGCGATTACCGCAAGAAAGTCCAGCGAACGGCGTAGAGATATTCATTTACGCAGTTGTCAACTTCTATGCAATATTCTATGTGCGTCGCTGGATCAAAGAAATCAAGTGATGGGCGAATACGGAATTGTTGATGTCTGGTCGGAGTCCAAGAATGTATTCGAACTGCTCCGACCAGAATGGCAACAGTACGGCACATGCCGTGGCGAAGGCACCGACATCTTCTTTCACGAAAGATATTTGCATGCGGTGCGCGAAGCGAAGAAACTTTGCGACATCTGCGTGGTGCGCCAAAGTTGTCTAGACTTTGCAATCAAGAACGATTGTGTCGGCGTGTGGGGCGGACTGACAACAGTTGAACGAAGAAACGAGATACGACGACGAAGGAGATCAGGCGACTATGTCAAATCCACAAAGAAGAAAAGGTACGCGCGCCGAATTGATGGTGGCGAAGTTCTTCCAAGACCACGGACATCCAAGAGCTGAACGATCTAGGTCA